CTCGGCCAGCCAATCCTGGACCATCTCGGCAGTCGCCTTCGCTGACGGATCGAAGTTCGTCGGAAGCGTCTGATAACGGTGGCCGGTGCCGACGATATAGCTCACCCGATTCTCATGACCGTTGATCGCAAACTCGTTGCTCAACGCCAGCATTCGGCAGCGGGCACGGATCTCGGAAAGCTGCTGCTCATTGGTCGTCCCCATGCCGGACGTCCGCGAGCCTGCCGCCGTAGTGAGCGGGATCCACAGATCGCTGTCATCGTGAAACGGTTCGATCGGGTCTACAAACGACGAATAAAGCTCGTCAAACGCCTCGACCAACCGCGTTTCCCATTGCGATAAATTTTTCATGGTATTTCTCCTTTTGAATTTTTTGAAATATGGATGAATAAGATTTAAAAACTATCCACCGATCGGAAGCCGGTCGCCCAGGCCGTCGCTGTGAGACTGGTCGGTTAGGCGAGCGGCCAAGCGGATCGTCATCTCGAGGGCGTCCGGGCCGTCGTCATGATCGCCGACCGGGAACGTCCGAAGCTGGTCGACCAACAAACGCGTGGAGGGGGTCTCGCGAAAACGAAATCGGTGTGCATCAAGGTACGGGCCGAGACGTCGTATCCGAACTAACTTGTTGACCCGGTTATTGATCAGCCACGGAGTCGTCCCAAGAACGCCCTGGGCGGCAAGCTCCGCTTCGAACTGCCCGCCGAGCAAGTCCTGAAACTGGTTCGCCTCGATCCCGATCGCGTCCGGCTTGAAACGCCGATACCAGGCGACCCCATCGGCAACAATCTGCGTCGTCGGGCGTCGGGCCAAGTCCGCCTCGACATAAAACAGACCATCGCTCCCGATCCCGAGCATCACGATCGCCGAATAATCGCCACGCCGCGAGTCGCCTCCCTTGCTCGGATCGATCGCGATCGTCCGCACGGTCAAATTCTCAGGCCACGCCTCGAACCAGACATGCTCGTCGAAGTACGCGTCGGGCCACTCGCAAAGATTCGGATCGATCGGCGAATTTTGCTTCTCGCGTTCAAACGTCGCATGGCCGCCCTCCGCGCGAAGGCACATCAGTGCGTAGAGATCTTCCACCTCGGGCCACAAAACCCGCGACCCTTCGTCCATCTCGGCTTGATGCTGGAGATAAAACTCACGAGCCCGTTGGATATGGTTCGAAGCTGCCACATCGGTATAAATCGCCTCCCATTCCTCCCACAGCGAGCGGTTTTTCGGCCACTGAAGGATCGCCTGAAAAATCCGAGACACCCAGCCGGGCGTCGTACACAGCTCGACCGCCAGCGCGTCTCGATGCAAGGCCGTTGCCAGATTCACCACATTTGTCTCCCGCGTGCCCGCCTTCAAAAGGGTGCCATGAAACCAAGTCCGTGTGTTCTCGCGTTGGAGCGCCGAACAGATATGCCCGTCGTTTTGAAGGTCATCGCAAACAATCAGTGTCGGTCGCACGTTCCGATAGCGACGACCGCGAACCCGTTGACCGGTGCCGAACGCTTCGATCGCGACCCCGTTACGAAGCACGATCGAGCCGCTCCGCCATACTCGACCGCGCCCGACCGCGTCGGGATACCGCTCGGCCAGCTCTTTATTTTCGAGCAACTCGTTCTGCACATTATCGAGGTGAGCTCGTGCTTGGCCGTGCGTATCGGAGACGATCCAGATATACGCCTCTCGCCCCTCAACCGCCATGCGCAGGACATAGGCCAACGCACCAAGCGTCGATTTTGCCGCGCCTCGCGGGCCGAGCAGATTGAGTTTCGAGCCACGTTCATCGGCAAACCGATCAAGCCTTCGCGCCATCTCACGATGCATTAGGGACGGCTCCTTGGCAAAGTGGTCGGGCAGGTATCGTTGCCCCCAGTCGATCAGTCCCAAGCCGTTCACACCGCCGGAAGCGCTCAACTCACGTCGCCGTTGGCCGTGTCGTCGGGCGAGCCGCTCGCGAAACCCGCACAACAACGGGATGACGCGGTCCGGGTCGATTCCAAAATCATAATCGTCAAGATGCTTCATTTCTTATTGTCGGACTCGAACTGGGTCGTCAGTTTCTTCAAACCATAAAGCAGCCGTTTCCGTTGCGTCGCCGCGGGAATTTCTTGGACGATGATCTCGATAAACTGATCCAAAAGCTGTCGGATCTGGTCCATGGTAAAAGTGGTCGGGTCATGGAAGGCATAGTCATCGGGATTGCATCGTTCGAGGGCCCAGGCAGCCGCTCGCCAATACTGCGACTTTTTCGCGGCCTCCTTGATGTTTTGAATATATTCGATCTCGGATATTTGCTCCGCTCGCTCGATTTCCTGCCGGAAACTTTCGTCGCGCGACATGGTCGCCCGAATCAATGAAAACCGACAACCGACATAGCGAGCAGCCACACGGCGGGAGCACCCCAACGCAAGAATCGCACAAACTTTTTGCCGCTGAATTTTATCGAGCAAATCGCCATTCGTTTTATTTTCTTCCACATGAATTCCTTTTCGCTATTAAAAAAGAGGGCAGAGGACAGACGATAGAAGAACAGAAGCGTGTTCTACCCTGGCTTTATTTCTATGGTAGTTGTGCGATAGCACCTTCTGTCATCTATCATCTGTTCCCTGCCCTCTCTTTCCGATAAATTCAAAAGAAACCACCGCACGGCCGCTGGAGCCACGATAGTTTTTGATAAATTTCTGAGTTCCCTGCGAACCGGTTTTTTTCAAATTGACCGCCCGCCACAACGGCGAACGACGACAATGCGCGATCACGGCCGGATGGCTCGCGGTGATGTTCATCCGCAGCCCTTGGTCTTTGTAGAGCCAAGAAACCGCCTCGGCCACTCGCATCCCGATCCCGATCCCTTGATAGTCGGGCAAGGTGACAATCCGGCTGATACGTCGCCGCCCTTTGTGTCCGATCAAGTTTGCCACCACGCAATACGCAACCGGCACCCCGTTCCAATAGGCCGCGTAACATTGAGAAACAGCCGGAATCGAACCGCTCATATAGTGATAACGCTTAAACATTTCCCAACCGCTCCGTCGAGCGCGATAAATTTCGAGTTTGATTTCCGGTCGCCGAAGACAGCTCCGCGCGAATTGGCATTTTGCCATGTCAATGATCCAATCCGGTTCGAGCCACTCGGCCACATCGTAATGACACGTCACGGCCACGAACCGGCAGTCGATCCGGCCTGCCTTGATTCCCCGCGAGACGGCCGCCGAGCCGATCTTCGCCACGTTACGATCGACGACGCTGGTAAATTCGTCGAAAACGATCGTGCCCGGCTTCTGCGGTGAGAGTTCGGCCTGCGAGAGAGCTCTGGCCAAATCGCAACGAAACTGTTCGCCACCGGAGAGGACCTGATAAGGCTTGACCCAACTGGGAGGCGAGCTGAAACCGACTGCGGTAAACAGGCCGGTAATCTCCTTGATCGGACGGTCGCCCAAACAATCCACCACTGCTTGATCGTCAGGCCATGGTGGAAGCGTGTAAAGATCGTCACGAAACCGCTCACGGGCGATCGTACTCTTGCCGCTGCCCGAAGGGCCCACGATCAGACCGATCTGCCAATCGTCTCCCAGCTCGGGCATCTCGACACGAAAATGCTCACTGGCCCGTTCTTCTAGCGGCACATCAAACATCCCGGCCACCTGCTGCACCCGAAAGGAATTATGGACCGGACAACTTACGGTAGTTTCAATGGTAGACATGGAAAGCTTCGCTTTCGTTTTCAGTGTTCGGTGTTCAGTTGGGTGCTACCGAACCAGCGTGAAAACAACATGGAGCGGAAACTCCTCACTGAACACTGAACACCGAAAACTGAACACTATCTTCAAATCATTAACAAACGGCACGTATACCCTTCTGCTTCGAGTCGCTCGAAGAGCACGCGTTGCGACTCCTCGCTGTCACACTCGACAACCACTTGGAAGGACTCGGGGATGTCGATCTCTTCCGGCGGCTTGTCGGAGGTATCGAGAGACGGCGAACGTTTCTCGCTGAGCATCTCGTCGAGCAGTTTTTGGATCGCTTCGTTGGAGGTCTCGAACTGGTCGGTCAAGTCGGCCAAGATTTCGCGATTCGTCTCGGCCATCGCCGTGAGCGGATCGAAAACGGCCAGCAACTTTGCCGCTTCGGCGTCGTCCAGATCGACGATCAAGACGGGTACCTCCATCTCGGGCGTTGTTTCGGCACGGAGATGGCCATCGATCAGTTGCAGCGACCCGTCGGGCAGCTCCCGCGCTAACAGCGCGTCGGCATACCCAATCTCGGCCAAGATCCCACGGAGCGTATCTTTCTGCTCCGTAGGATGATCACGCCAGTTCTTCGGATGCGGGACTAGACTATCCGCCCGAACCCGCCGCAGTTCCTTGATTCGATCACGTATTTGCATAAAGCTTCGCTTTCTTAATAGAGGACAGAGAACAGAGGATAGATGATAGAGGGAACTTCCGCTCCAAGATTATTTTCACGCCGGTGCGGCAGCACCCTCTGTTCTCTGTCATCTGTCCTCTTTTTTCTACTCTTCCTCGCTCATGGTCCGTATCCACTCGTGAATTTGGCGGATTTCGACTGCTTGTGCTTGGAGACGGGCTTCGTGTTGTGAGTTGAGGGCCATCAACTGTTCGTACAAATTGGCAGCCCTTTTCAACTGGTCACAGAGAAACTTACACTCGGAGGCAAGCACCGCCAGCTTGGCGTGAACCATAAACATCCATGGGCCTACAGTCAGGACAAATGACGTAAGCACGCCGATGATGATGGCCCACTGCTCAAAACCCATAACGCTTCCTTTCGCTTACGATCCGCTCGTACTCGTCGACGCACTGCCTTCACGGTTCGGGCTGGCCAGGACTCCTTGCGGCTCTTCCGAAGGTCGGACGCCGTGCGGAATCGGAACCCGATTCTCGTCACCACCGAACGATTCGACCATATCGAACAGTTCCACCAACGATGAATAAAGCATCAACGATTCTCGCGGCGTGATGCGATAGGTCGCGTAACGGCTGTCGAGTCGCGTGGCTTCGACAATGTGTTGATCCAGTGCCGTGACAAACATCCGCGCGTCGACGTTGCGGAGATTGACCTTGCCCAACAGTGGAATGTTCGGATCGGAACCGTCCAGTTGGTACGGCAAATCAAATTCGCGTCCTGCCGGTCGGGCCACCTCTTCGCCCAAGGGGCTTTGCGACGACGAGACCTCGTCGGGCAGGCTGACGGTCAGGTCGCGTGCCTTTTCTTCGAGCGTTTTGATGTCGACCTGTTCGGGATTATGGGTGATCTTTCGTCGCAAATAATCGAGCCGAACCAGGTGCTCCTTGATAAAATCGTTCGTGGCCGTGTCCCAGCCGCTTTGGACACCGAACTCGCCATCCTGCAAGATCTGGCCGCGAAACAGCAGAGCGTGCCCTATGTACGTGTGAATGGATCGGTTGCGAAATCGGGTGATCGCGTCTTGAAAGGTGTCCGCTCCTAAGTTTGCCATGGTAAATTTCTCCTGTGAGAGGGTTTAGATGTTGATCATTAATTTTCAATCGGGTCTGCCGGTGCGGGCGACGAGCTGTGGATGCGGTTGAACCGATCGGCAACCCGACGTCGCAGTGCCCCGGCCCATTTGGCGAGCTGCGCGTCGCTGGAAACTTCTGCCTTGCGCAACTCTTCATCATATTCACGCCCCAAGGTCAAATCGCCGATCGGGCTGCGGCCCGAAAGAGCGTAAACCTGGGCGAGTTGTTTTCCGTAATCATCGTTGATCGTCGAAAGGATCGAGCTGCGCTTCGACTCGTCGGAGGTCGCCGACTCGCTTTTCTTGCCGGCAATTTTTTTTCGTATCCGACGGCGAACGATCCGGCTAAGAAGTTTAAGACCGATGATCAGTGCGATCGAAGGTGGTCCGGTCCAACCGAGGGCCGCCAAGACGGGCGTCAACCATGTCATGCTGCCGGCGGAACCTTCGAGCAATCCCAATTCTTGGATTTTCGACGAGACACGTTCAATCCGCTGCAGGCGATCGGAAATCGATTCGATCCGGCCGTGAAATTTGGAGACCCCGTCGTGAAGCTGCCCCAGCCGTTCGGCTAGACTTTTTCGCTCTTTGGACGCATCATCATCGTTGTCGGTCTGCTTGGGCGTCGAGGCGCTCCACGACGGGGCGACAGGCAACGCGGAAGGTTGTTCGGTCGACGGGGATGGATCGGGCGGTTGAAGCAGTGGTGCCAGGAAACGGCAGATCCGACCGCAGTAGGTTCCACCCACTGTCCGGCCATCCGAGCCCCAAAGGACGGCGACCAGTTCACCCATCTGATTTAGAATTGGGCCGCCCGAATCACCTTGCCGTGCCGCACCGGTCATCTCGAGCGTTTCGAACGACTTCGTTCCGCTTGCACGAACATACCCTCGCAAGGTTCCCCGGTTCACTTGAAACGTCCCGTTCGGTCCATAGCCACAACTGGAAAGCCGGTCCCCTTGTCGCGGAGCTTGGGCGGCGATCGGTGGTGGCCGAACCGTGGTCGGCGGGATCGTCAACGCGGCCAAATCCCACTTACGATCAATCGCCACCAATTTCGCACTGACGCTCTTGCCGCTGGAAAAACGGATCTGCACATTTCCCACACCTTCGGAAAATAAATGTGCACAAGTTAAAACGATAGACCGTTCTTTCTCATTTTTGATCACCGTTCCCGACCCTAGCGAACTACTTTGTGAACTGCGGTTGATCACTCGCACGACAGCCGGGGAAGGGGGCAGCGTCCGGAAACCGGGCGACGCTTCGAACGGAATCAAACATTGTCCATTAGGACAGGTCGAAAGAATCAACGTCGCAAGTAAGGCAGTCGGATGAAACATGGCTTTATTCTCAAAACCCTACAAGATTAAGGTAAAACGATAGCGGTAAAACGGGGATCGGGTCAGGTCGGCCGGTTCGGTGAGACGATCGGCCAAGTGGCAGACCGGGTCGACCCCGCCACCCAATCGTTCCGACATCGCGACCGCCTGGGAACAGAACGGCGGATGTTCGGAAAGGGTATCGTCGTTAGTCTGTGCTTGAACGAAGAGGCGGACGATCGGGAGGTGCAAAACAGCAGTACGCACCAAATTCCACCATCCATACTGGCAACCGGTCAATCGGCGCATAAATTGGACGGATCCGTCGCGGTCATATTCTTCCCAGCGTTGATTAGGGTTCACTTCGAAGACATCGATCCGGCCGGGGAACCGTTTCACTTGGCTGGAGAGGGAAACGGCCCGACCGCCGAGGAACTCTCGGATTTCGAGGCAGAAAAGGTCGCTATCCCACCAGGCGGCCTTGGCTGCGTGGGAGTGGAGACCCCGCCCGGCGACCGAGATCAAGCCGCGCCGTCGAAAGAGGAGCACGTCGCCATGCTCGATATGTTTTCTCGCCTTTTTATAAGGCACCCGCTTTTCGTTTCGTATGACCGCTGGCTTCACGTCATGCTCCTTCTTTACACAAGACAATCCAAATAATCTTCAAACGAACGTTCCGTGACCGCATCCCACTCATCCGGTTCTTCGTACACCAAATCACTCACAGGTTTTTCGTCCGTTTCTCCTTGCAAGATACGGCGTCGGCGAACTTCTTCGTAACGATCGCGATCCTCGCCTTCGAGTTCCAGATCCCAGGAACCTTTTTTCGTAATTTCGGGAAAAGGATCGTTGTTTTCTTTGAACGCATTTTTATCTGCGGCAATTTCCCGCCGAGTCTCGCAGAGGCGGCACGGCGTATGGACAAGGCCGCCACAAGTAGGGCATCGTTTGATCGGACCTTCCAGCTCCCACGGTTGAACTTTGGGGACCGGAACACGATTCGTTCGTTTTCCCGAGGCAATCGCGCTGACCGTTCCTCGGCTGACCTGGGTACGGCGGGCGATCTCCCGTTGGCTGTACTTTCCCGTATCCAAAAGACGTCGAACCTCCTCGACAAGATTTTGTGCGATCATGGCAACGCTCCTTGATCGTTGGTAATATAGGTGCATAAAAAAAGAGCCCACCGTTAGCACGACCCTTCGCCGAAACAAAGCAAAACTTTGTCGCGTCGAGAGACATACTAACAGTGGGCTCTATGTAATACCGATCGAATTCGATCAGCTTTCAGGTAGATACCCGATCAACTTGTGATTACTTTACCAGAAAGTGTGGCCCAATTTCAAGTAATTTTTGGCCATATTGAAAATTTTCCGGTTTTTTGTCGACTCCTGTGATATCTAAATACACTACTTACAAGGTCTTAAAACGATCGCATCGAGACCGGTATAAAAGCCGGGCGAAAATTCCGACTTACCAAGGACCTTGACCTTCAAAACGCGAGAACTCGGATCGTCGGTCAGTTTCACCTTGACCGGTGGCAAAGCGGTCGCGCCGATCGTATCGGTATACGTATCGAGCTTCGGAGCGATCGTCGTATTGCCAAGCGTCCACGAAACGATACCGAAATCCCAAGAGGTCGGGACCGCAAGACTCAGTTCGTAATTTCCGCTCGGGATGTCCTTCGGCAGACGAACCTCTGCGGAATCGCCGGTCTTCTTGAAACGGATTAACAACGCGGCACGATCCGAGGTAGGCGCGTTTCGCCAAGAGGAAACCCGTTGCGGAGTGGCACTCACATCATTGGATCCACGGAACGCCTTCTGAAGCTGTTCACCTTCGAGGACAATCGCGTCTTTCAGACCTTCGCCCGCCTTGAACGGTTTCTTCCAGTTACCGATCCAATAGACCGGATTTTGGCTACGACCATGGATCGACCAGACGTCAAATCCCCACGGGTTCATGACACCAGGCGCCCGGTAACGATACTTCTGTCCCCACGGGTCGCGAGGAATCTTGTCGCCTTCCCAATATTTACTTCCGGCCAGGTCGTCCAGCGACTTCGGATAGACGCCCTTGGCGCGTCGATAGGCATTGATCGCCCCTTCGAGCTTTTGAACCGTGCCGACGGCCGTCTGGATACGCTTGGTAAACAGAGCTTTTTCCTTTTTCAAATAATCTTGGATCCACGCGTAAGGATGCTCGATCGGGAGGAGACGCATGTTGAGGGCGTCCAGACCGATCGAATAGCCCTTGCCGAACTCACCCGTCTTGGGATGACGGGTTTGCGGGTTGGCACCCACGCATTCGAAGCGGAACGCATACTTGCCCGGCTCGAGATTATAAACACCGAGGGACGACTCGATCGTCGTACCATGCTCAAAGTTTTCCGGCCAGTCTTCGGCTCGCGAGACACGATAGTCAAACATATCAAAAGCCTTGTCGAGCACGATCGACTTTCCGTCCGGCTTGACCAGCGAGATTTTCCAAACGCCGTGCTCTTTGTACAGGTTCGGGATGATCGAGAGTGCATAGCGACCCTTCTTCTTGACCGTGACCGGCAACTCGAACCAAGCACCGACTTTGTCGTTTCGGATGTAGAAGAATCGTTTGAGGTTACAGGTCCGGTTGTAAAGCCGTCGAGGTTTCAGGCCGGGCGAAGTGCGAACTTGATTGAGCATGTGAGTCGGTTCGATCCAAATCTCGGGCAAAATTCGTTCTTTGTATGGCGGGATGTCCCAAAGTTTTTCGGCAATCCCCTTTTGATACCAAAACGCCACGGACGACCAATAGTCGGGCCGATATTTGAAATCGTAGCTGTGACGGACGCCCGTCGCAGGGTCGTAGGCCGCCATGAAGCTTCGGCGTTCGATCGTCATCTTGAGCGACTTTTTGAACGGAATCGGATCGTCAATATGCCAGCGATAGGCCGTGATCCGTCGTTCCTTCCCCTTCGGT